CTCGCATACCAGATACCCACGCTTTGGAACCAACTCAGAGCAGTTTTCTCATCTAAGAGATAAGCCCTCGTCCTAGCCCTCTCAGGGTCTTCAGGTTCACTACAGTGGAACTTCACGTAGTCGAATCCCCCTCGTATAACATCGGACATGGGCCAGCCTTGAGCGATAAACCTAGTGGCGTGCTCATACAAATACACATCAAGCACAACCTGTTCTCGGTCAGTCAATGTACCTGTAAATTTCAAGACAGTGGCTCTAAGACTCTTCATCTGTGTCTCCATGAAGAAACATGGTTTACCGATCCTGGGTGTGAATGTTAGATAATCTTCGGTGTCGGCTGAATCCTCGAATGCGGTTTCTGCCAATTCATCAAGTTTCTCTCTGGGTCCTAATTTGACAAACTTATCCATGTGACTCCTAATGTACTTCCTTACGTCAGAAACTGCCTCATCATCAGTCTTGTTGCCAACATAATGTGGGTCCAACCACCTAGTCACACACACTTCGGTCCAAAGGGATTGAAACATCATCTTGTCAGAAGGCTCCTTGGCGTACACGGACATAAACTCCCTGCGTAGGGCGTGTAGCTTCTCAACCCTAACACTCGAATGAGCAGGTAAGGGTTGCTGGCGGCCACTCTGAACAATTGTGGGGCTATCGTTCAATATTGGCCCTTCTTTATCACATTGGCAAATGGAAATGGGCAAGAGACAGTCACAAACCTTCTCAGGACCAATCTCCGAAACTGTCTTCATTAACTTGTCCTGCTGGGCGATGTGCTTACGAAACACAGGAGTCAAATACTTAAGAAGGCCAGCATAGTCAAACACCTGGACCGAACCGTCAGGGTTACAGACGGGCAAAAACTCACCCTTCATGCCATTAATCTTCGGAAGACAGATGTAATAATTCCACAAATCAGGATACTGCACACCATCTGGTATCTTAGAGGTGTCCATCCTATCCTCATTGGGCAACCTATATTCGTCCTTGGCCTCACATGTGACCCTAAGTGCGAAACGACGCAAGAAGGCAGCCGAACTATTGAAGTACATATCAGCATTAAGGTCTCCAACATTGGTTGTAACACCTACATACTCGGAACGAAAAGGTATCCTACCCTTATCTTGCAGTTCTGCTTGGTTTGTGACAAATTGGATGTTGTTGCAAGCGGCGATTATATCACCAATAGAAGGGTCAACACCCTGGATGACATTTGGCCTAAACTTAGCAGCATCATCATACAACACGCCAGCAAAATGGGACTTGTAGCCAGAGTAATAAGGGTCATCCTCAGTTCTTGTCCAGCAAACTGCTTGTTCCTTATCGATACCCCTAACCGCACAATAATGGTTGAAAACGCCAGTATTAATGAATGATTTACACACACCGGCTGAACCATAGAACAAAATGGCAACAGGTGCACGTCTAAACGAAGAAGCAACTAATGAGCACTGGTGCCTCTTTAGTACCATCTCAAGCTCCAACAAGGTGTTGAACACTATGGAGTGCTCTTTCCCTTTCTTAAAGTGTTGCGCAAGCCTCTTTCCCGTTGCCACAGCCTCGGAAACCTCATTAATGAATGCTGGTAGCGCCATGCCAACAGCACTAGGATTGTTGAGGAACTCAC